ATGGAACGACATATACGGCATTATGCCCCGTAATAGGCGTAGGGACTTCAACTTCAACCGAATAAGGCGCGTAGTCAACATGATATCTGGTTGGCAGCGTCGCAATAGAAAATCAACTATAGTAACACCGGTAGAAAACGGTGATTCAGAGACTTCCGATCAATTTACAAAGACATTAATGTGGATAAATAATAGAGAAGGTGTTCTCGAAACAGTTTCAGAAGCGTTTCATGGGTCTTTAGTTACTGGCTTGAATCTGTTGCAGGTCTGGGTGGATTATCGTTCAGACCCTGTCTCAGGATCGATAAAGGTTGATAACTGTGCTCACAACACATTTCTTATAGACCCCTATTTTAGGAAGAAAGATCTATCTGACTGTAATGCTATCTGGAAGAGATCCTATTTAACCCGCAGGGAAGTCTTGTCTCTACTTCCAGATCATCACGACATGATCATGTCGCTTCCTGCTGCAGATGACAGGGACGGCAAGTTCAACTATATGCCGGAGAATTACAACGTTGGTCCCAAGAACCTATTAGCGTACGATGAGTATTACTATAAAGATATGCGCAAGCAGAAAATGCTTATTGATACTATTTCTGGTGAAACAATGGAATGGAAAAGCGCAGATAAGGATGCTCTTAAGGAATATTTAAGGTTTTATCCCCAAGTTACTTTAACTGAGACCGATATACCAACTATTAAGATGTCGATAGTTGTTCAGGGCAAGGTCATGTATGACGGGCCTAACACAATGGGTATAGACAAGTATCCATTTATTCCTGTTTTTGGGTATTATAACCCACAAATGCCAGACTATTCGTGGAGAGTACAGGGGGTTGTACGTGGCCTGAGAGATGCGCAGTATCTTTACAATAGAAGAAAAGTTATTGAGTTAGATATCCTCGAGAGCCAGATCAACTCAGGTATTAAATACAAGGTAGATGCGCTTGTTAATCCAAAAGACGCTTTTGTCACTGGGCAGGGAAGAAGTATAGCGCTCAAGGATACAGCTCAGATGACCGATGTTGAGCAGTTTGTGGCCCCTGCAATACCTCCTTCAATGATTCAGCTGTCAGAGTTGCTTGGAAGAGAGATCCAGGAAATATCTGGCGTTAATGAAGAGCTGCTTGGTAGTGCAACTGATGACAAGGCTGGCATCCTATCGATGTTACGACAAGGTGCTGGTCTAACGACGTTGCAGATACTATTCGACCAATTAGATAGGTCACAAAAATTGCTTGGCGGTCTTATGATCGACATCATTCAATCTAACTTTACCCCTGGCAAGATAGAAAAAATTATAGAGCAGGAACCTACTCAGCAGTTCTACAACAAGGCGTTTGGTAAATATGATGCAGCAGTTGAAGAGGGTATTAATACTACTACACAAAGACAGATGCAGTTTACTCAGCTTATGCAACTCAGAGAAGCTGGCATCAACATACCTGATGATGTAATCCTTGAAGCAACAACGCTGCAGAACAAGAAAGATCTTGTAGAGTCAGTTACTCAGCAGAACAAGCAGGCACAAGAGGCTGAGCAAATGCAGCTTCAAATACAGATGGAAGAAACCAAGGCCAACATCGAGTTGGCTAAGGCAAGAACTGTTGCTGATGAAGGACTTGGTATAGAAAGATTAAGTCGAGTACAAGAGAATGAGGCACTGGCTATAGAAAGAAGAGCCGAGGCAGAAAAAGATCAGGCGACAGGGATGCTCAATCTTGTTAAGACTATGAAAGAAATAGAAGATATTGACCTTGGACAGTTAGAGAAGTTAATAACTCTATCTAAGCTACTTGCTGAGAAGACCAATGATTTTCAGGATGCGGCGCAAAAAGGTCAGCTAGGGGCGGTTGCAAAAGCAACTCTGCCAACGCAGTCAGCTCAAACAACAGGAGTATAACCAGTGAATGATGAAGATAGGGTTGCGTTAAAGAATCGCGAAATTAATTTCGATCATCTTGTTAAATTACGGATGTGTGGAATTGATGTTCCAGACTCTATGCTAATAGAGGCAAGTATGATTGAAGACAAAAACGGGCTCAATGCTAAGTTGCAAGCACGTAGAGATATCGAGATTGATGAACTAGATTTTAGGATTAAAAATTGTTCTTTGAGAAGTTAAGAACCCCCACAGTCAGCTCAAACAACAGGAGTATAATCAGTGGAAGAGATTGAAAGAATTACGCCGACACGGATGCCTGACAGCTTTCGCTTTATGTTATTTCAAGCTGGAAGACAGAATATTTTTAATTCGATGTCTGGCGTTAATGAAATGCTTACTTCAATTGAACCTCAAGATGAGGAGATTGATTTAATTGATTCTGTAGGCGGCTATATGTTACGTGAATTTGTATATTTATATTTGATTAAAAAGTTTGGTATTCATTACAGTGTTCAAAAAAGCTGTAGGGGGTGGCCAAAATTCAGCACGACCTAACACCTGAGATGGTTAGAGGTATTTTACCTTGATGCAGATTTATAAAGGGTAAAGCAGAGTGAAGGGCGCTACTTTATCTGGGTGGGTGTGTATCAGTTACCGAGAAAGGGCATATTATGCCAAAGAAAAGATACTACGATAAGAAGATGTCGAAGAAGGAAGGCGGAATGATTAGTAAGACTGATGGTTTTGCTTGTATGCCTACTGGCGTAGTCATGAAGTTGTATCCTAAAGATATGGGCTACATGCCAGAGAACCTCAATGATGGATTAAGTGGTGTTGACAGCCAAGTGTCATCCGATTTTAATTCCGCCAGGAGAGATCTCTCGAAGACAAAGTATTAATCTTAGCTTCATTACTACTCTCGCTGTGGGAGCGTTCACAATGCGTTCCCGCTGCATAGATTGGAGAATAAATATGCCTGGTAGTGTTAGAAAAGACGGGGTTGCTAAAAGAATCGCTCTCAATATTTTAGGGCCTCCATCTTCCGGACTAACTGATTCGTTTGGTAATAAAAAAAGATTTGTTAGAAAGAGGGATATTCAGGATGCCGAAGAAAAGTACCAAGAAAAGCTTGAAGGTGAAAAAATCAACTACAACGAGCAATCTGGATTCAGATTCTAAGAACGAAAAAGGTAAAAAAGTAACAATCAAAGCTAGGCTATTTCCAATGCTTAATTTAACTCCTGAAGATGTTAGGAGAGGAGTTAGGGAAGGGCTTCCTCTAGAGGACGTTAGCCACGAAAAAAAGAAGAAATAATGGGAAAAAGAGACAGAATAGTGTACAAAGATAAAGACATTAAAAAGGAGATTCCAACCGATCAGGAGCGTAAAGAAGCGTATGTTCCTGGAAAGAAGGAAAGGATTTTGATGGTTTTTATGCGTGTCATTATGGGTATTCTTAAAATTATTGAGCGAAGAATTGGAAGAGTTAGGGCTAGGAGGCTTGCAAAGAGGATGGATAGTAAAAGGTAGGGGAATTCGTGGAAGAGAAGAGTGTAATGAAGAAGGGCCGCAAGACTGTTGGTGCTTTATCAAATGAGTTATTAAAGAAAAAAGCACCTAAGCATAGTACTTTTGATCAGATGAGAGAACAGTTAGATGAGTACGAAGAGAATGTGCATGAGTGCGTTAAGATTGGTTTGAGCCTGTATAAAGGTGACTTTTATGTTCTTTGTTTAACTAAAAAAGAGCGTCTCATGCAAAATGTAATGAGGAACTATTTTTTCCCTCGTAAGTCATGTCCAACGCCAGACTTTGATCAGAAGGTTTATAAATACACCAGGGAAGATGACAAGCTAGAGTTTATGTGGGCTATTCCTGATGTTGATGCCGTTAATTATATGAAGAACAATGCAAACTTAGTTACACCAGACAAGTATAAGCTTCTAGAATTTGTACTAAGTTTTGTTGATGGATCACTTTTAAGGTTATCCAAAAAGATTAACGGTGAGCGTAGGGACTCTAATATACTAGAAAATTAAAAAGGAGAGATATGGAAGATAATATAGCGAGTGAGCAAGATGAAATGAACCATGCAACAGCGCCTGAAGTTGAGACTCAGGGAGTAGTGGAAGCACAACCAGCTAATACTGCCGATGTTAACATGGCAAACCTAAGAGCCGCTAAAGAGAAGGCTGAGCAAGAACGAGCAGATATGGCTTCACAGCTTGAAGAACTGCAGAAAAGCAACGTAACTCGTGGCCCTGATAGGGAAGAGAAAGTTCCAGACTATGGTGATGATGACTTTGTTGAGGGAAGAGTATTAAAGCGTGAGATAGATGCTCTCAAAAAGCAGATGGCTGCTCATAAGACTCAAACTGTTGCTGATACTGATGCAGTAAAGCTAAAGAATAAGTATTCTGATTTTGATAGCGTTGTAAGCAATGAAAACCTTAAGAAGCTTCGTGAATTAGATCCGGATACCGCTGAGACTATTGCTCTATCAAATGCTTCAATTTATAATCGTGGTTCAGCTGCGTACAAAAGAATTAAAGAGCTTGGTATAGTTGTAGCTGACAATCATGTTCAGGGCAGAGATAATGCTCAGGCTAATGTTAATAAACCAAGGCCGAGCAACAGTGTAGCTCCTCAGCAGGGAGACAGTCCGTTAACAATGGCTAATGCATTTACTTCTGGCCCGCTAACGGAAGAAAAAAAGGCGCTTCTGCGTAAAGAAATGAATGAGGCGGCTAAAAGATATTAACTCCTGACTACCATTACGCTCTATTGTAGGGTGTAAGTGTCGATGTAGGGGTCCTCCATTCCCTACATCGACACTTCTCATTTATTCTAAAACATTTGCACTTACATTTTTCGTCTGAGTATACTTAAACTGCGTAGGAGGTTTCGCACCCTCAACCGGACGTAAGGGATTCGTCAACCCAGACGTACGAGACTCGTCAACTCATTTGTAGTTGTATTGCACCATAAATATGGTGCATGAGTATGTTAGTTTTAATCATTAGGATAACCTATGGCTATTACAACAACGAGTGTTCTGCCTGCTCCGGTTCAACAAACTTTTGACATGAAGCTTTTGAGCGTTGCAGTTCCCAATATGATCCACAAACTTGCTGCAGTTAAAAAAACTATGCCCGCAAATGGTGGAACAACACTTAGGATGCGCAGATACAATCCGCTGGATACAGCAATGGTTCCTCTCGGAAACACTGGTGTAACCCCCCCAGCACAAGTCGCCACAGCAGTGGATATTGATGCTAAAGTCTCTTTTTATGGAACATATCTTCAAGTAAACGAACAGGTAACTTTGCAGAACCAGGATCCAACCCTGAACGAATTTGCAAAAAGACTTGGTGTTTCTTTAAGGCAGACTGAAGATCAGTTAACCAGAGATATGTTGGCAGCAACGGCTTCGTCTATTTACTGCACAGCTGGTGTTAATGGAGATAATCCAACTGAGTTAACAAGAGCTGATATTAATGAAGTCGTAAGCTCTCTTTTAGATGCAGATGCATATACAATTTTAGACAACATTGAGGCTGAAGATAAATTCGGAACAGCTCCTGTTCGTGAAGCATATTTTGCAATGTGTAGCTCGAAGTTGCAAGGAGAACTTGAAACCGTTTCGGGTTTCTTACAGAAGAACCAATACCCTTCACCTATGAACGCATCTCGTTCTGAGTGGGGATCCATTGGAAGCATTAGATTCTTGCTTTCTTCAATTGGATCTGTTGCACCTGCAGCG